TATCTGAGTGGCCGAATTATGGTCTCGGGCCGCCCGGCAACCGTTCTTATTGGACGGTTCACGTGAGTGGTGCGTCGCTGACATGGTTCCGTGTCACTAAGGGACAAACCGGTGTTGACCCGCATCTGCGCATCGGCCTCGCCGATGACCTCGAATGTTTGTTGAACCGCTGGAAGCCCGCGCACACCGAAATCATTTTTGACTATTCTGGATTGAGTAATCCCGGCGACCCAATGGCCGGAACACCGTAATGAGGAAGCGCGATGTTATATAATCAACCTTATGGCGTTAGCGATCCGAACGCCGCCTATATCAACGGCAACCCGTCAACCGGGACAATGGGATCGATCCCGCCCGCAGCGTCAATCGAATTTGACCAGCGCGAGATCGTTGCCGTTATCAGTTATGCCAACGCGCACGCGCTCACCGATTACAATGGTGCGCCGTGCGCCGCGCCGAGCAATGCCGACCTCACGCAATTGGCAAAAGCTATTTTCGGCATGGCGCACGGCGGGCCGGAAAAGGCGCTGACCGGCGTGATTATGTATGCGACACCGGGGAGCTATACCTACACGCCGAGCGTCGGGACGCGGGCCGTGCTGGTCGAGGTCTTGGGCGGCGGCGGCGGCGGCGGTAGTTCGCAAGCGACGGGCTCAACGCAAGTCTCGAGCGGCATTTCAGGAGGCGGCGCGGCCTATGCGCGCAAATGGATAACGTCTGCATTTGCGGGCGTCACCATCGTCGTCGGCGCGCGCGGCGCGGCTGGAACGACTGGCGGTGCTGGCGGCACAGGCGGCACGTCAAGTTTTGGTGCGATCATGTCATGTACCGGCGGCCTCGGCGGTCCCGCTGGCCCGGCATCGCCAAACACAAACGCGGGCGGCTCAACAACCGCTGCAGGCGGCAATCCTTCGGGCGGTGATATCAATGTCGTCGGCCAATGTTCGCAAGCATCCTTGTATTTCGGGCAAGGTTCGACATTGGCGGGCGTTGCCGGTTCGACCATCTATGGAATGAGTCCGATTGCCTACGGCGTGAGCACAGACGGGGCGCCCGCTAACGGGTATGGCGCGGGCGGCACCGCCGCCGTTAGCCTTTCATCATCCCCCGCGCACAACGGCGGCATTGGCGGTCCTGGCCTTGTCCTGATTTGGGAGTATGCCTAATGCGCGACTATGCCCGCATTGAAAATAACACGGTCGTCGAGATTGTTTCGCTCGAAGATGCCGTCGACATTGCAACCGCGTTTCATCCTGACCTCGTGTTTATGGAAGTTACCGGGGTTAGTGGCGTTGCGGTCGGGTGGATTGTTTCCGGCAATACCGTTGTGCCGCCGACGCCGGTGCCGCCGAGCAAGGCCGAGTTGATTGCGTATTCGGCTCTTGCAAGACAAGGCCGCGCAAGCGGCAACGTGACGATCGTTGGCAAGCTGTATTTTAGTGATCCGGTATCGCGCAATACTATTACTAGCGCGCATGATTACGCCGTGGCAAATCCAGGACATATTACCGATTGGAAATTAGCCGATGGCACATTTATCCAACTCGACGAGCCGGGACTTGCTCATGCCGTGCAGCAGATGGCGACGTTTGTGCAGGCGTGCTTCACCTGTGAAAGCGCCAACCTGACTGCCATCAACGGCGGCAGCATCACCACCACCGCCGAGATTGACGCGGCATTTGCCGCCATTTCCAACGTCTATCCATAGCGGCACCGCGCAAATGGCCATCGTCAATATCACGGTCGAGAACGACGCCGACTTTTATCAGATGTTTCAATACGTCATGGCCACGGCGGGCACGCCAATTGATATGACCGGTGCGTCATTAGAAATGATGCTGCGCCGCCATGCCGAGGATGTGGAAGCGTTGTTACGGCTCGGCACCGATACCGGCGAAATTGTGCTGACCGATCCGATCCATGGATATTTTACGGTGCTGATAACGCAGGATCAATTGGAGCAACTTGCACTCGGCAGTTATGACCAATCCAACATCATGACGCTTGGTGGCCGAAAGACAAAAATCTGGAACGGCACTCTCATCATCAATGCTGGACCGACGCGATGAACAGCGTTTCCATCATCACTGATGCAGAGGTCACGGTTGCGGCTGATGATGCCGAAACTGTTGTGGTGCTTGCACCGGATGATGTGGAGACAATTGCAACAGGGGAACAGGGACCACCGGGACCAGCGGGACCACCGGGCGGGCCGGTAGGACCACAAGGACCACCGGGGGCAACGGGCCCGCGCGGGCCAGCTGGACCGACCGGGCCAGCATCAACAGTACCGGGGCCAATAGGACCAACAGGACCAACGGGGCCACAAGGGCCAACAGGTGCCGACTCAACGGTACCGGGGCCAACAGGGCCAACCGGCCCGCAAGGACCAACAGGGCCAACCGGGCCACAAGGGCCAGCGGGCGCGGGCAGCCCGTCAACCATACCGCCTTTGATGGACGGCACGGCTACGGTCGGCACCTCGACGAATTTTTCGCGTGAGGATCACGTCCATCCGTTCGACACCGCAACGGTGCGCGTCAATGCGCAATCGCTGACGGCAACGCAGCAGCAACAGGCACGGCAGAATATTGTTGCCGCGCCGTTCGACGCGCTCGCTTACAACGGCTTGCAGATCAACGGCGCGATGGAGGTTTGTCAGGTCACGGGCGGCGTGTCGGCAGACTTCGGCTATGCCTGTGACGGCTGGCGGCTGGCAAAAAACGGCACGATGGCAGTGCTTGCCTATGGCGGTTCACAGCAAGGCTCGTTTACGTCGCAGGGGTTTCCTTACCTCCTCGGCGTTGACGTTAATACCGCTGCGCCGTCGCTGGCGGCTGGCGATTATGTCTGCATGGTGCAGCCGGTCGAAGGTTACCGGACGGCGCGGCTGTTGTGGGGCACTTCAAACGCGCAACCGATAACGATAAGTTTCTGGACTGCTCACCACCGCACCGGGCTTTACAGCGTCGCGCTTTACAATGCTGCCGGGGTTCGCGGCTATGTCACCACCTATACGCAGAATGTTGCCGACGCCGCCGAATACAAAACCGTCACCATCCCCGGCGACACGGCGGGCACATGGAATTTTGACAACACCGTCGGCATTAATATTGTTTTTGTTGTCGCGTGCGGCAGCACCAACACCGCGCCGTCAATAAATACTTGGTTGCCGTCCGCCTATTTCGCCGCGCCGGGGCAGGTCAATGGCGTCGGCGCGACGACCGACCATTTTCACATGAGCGGCTTTACGGTCCATCCCGGCAATGAGGCACCGAGCGCCGCACGGTCGCCGCTCATTGCGCGATCTTATGCGCATGAACTGCAAACCTGTATGCGCTACTACCAAATTCTCAATATCAGTGACTCGCGCTGGTTCGGTGATGGCAATTCCTATGCGTTCATGACCACATTGCCCGTTGTGATGCGGGCCGCGCCGTCGATTGATGCGAGCAACCTGACAACAGGCGGCCAACTTGGCGGGTATCCTCAATATTCAGCCGGTGTTGCCACCTTTCTGCTTACCCGCGCCAACGCGGTGGCTGGCTATTGTAGCAGCAGCGGATACGTCAAGCTCAACGCGAGGTTTTAATGGCGGACTATCAGCTCACCGCGACCGACATGATTATCCGCACCGCTGATGGGACATGGATTCCAGCCGACCCGGCCAACCGTGACTATGCCGAGTATCAGCAATGGCTGGCGGACGGCGGCGTTCCCGATCCTTACGTCGCGCCCGAGCCGTTGCCGCCCGAGCCCGAGCCCGAGACGAGCGTGCTCTACGATCACGAAAATCGTATTCGTGCGATTGAAGGGCAACCGCCGTTGACGATGCAGGATTTTATAACTAAGATAAAATGAATGGAAGCAAGAACAATCATCGCTGTCTGTTTTGTGATGGTGCTGCTTGGCGCTGCCATGGTTTATTCAAAAGGCGAGGAGCCGCTGCGTCCAGCATGCGTTACTGATGAAGACCGTGTCCATATTCGGGCGCAGGTTCTTGCAGCAGTTGACGAAGCATTCAGGGATAATATGAAGCACCTGTTTACGAGCTGGTTGAAGGACGCTCGTGATCAACCTAATCGTGCGTCTGCTGGACTGCAGAATTCAATCGTCATCTATCAACGCGCCAGAGCCGACGCGCTGAAATGGACGCCAGCGAGTTGCTAACAGGAGATTTAAAATGAAGCGGACGATCTTTGGAATTGTTATGATGACGCTGCTCATTCCGGCCGCAGCGGAGGCACGTCGTACGCACGTGCGAATTTATAAGGAGGCTCCAGCGCAGGAGCCAGCGCGAGCTATGCCGCTGGCAGTAGTGCCGCCGTTCGCCATGGCGATCGATCTGATACGGCGAACGTCGTGCGATCCCGCGATCGCGGTGGCAACTGGTCCGGACGATCCTGGTTTTACATCGCACCCGGTGGGCAATTATTTAATCCCTGCGATCTACCGCAGTGAGTGTGGAGCGCAACCGAAGAGGTGAAGCCATGGTATTACGGCTTAAGGGAAAGGTCTCATGGTTTGGTGGACCCAATGATATGGGAGTCGCGCCAGACGAAGGTCTCGCTTTTATTTACGAAATAGAAATGGCACCGCATTTATTTTTACCAACGCAACCTCCCGGCACATCGGGTCTGGCGAGACGATTAAATCCATACGTGCACTTCATTGCGTGCCGCTGGGACTACGATATTTATCCCAAGGATCAAATAATAAAAGAGCTGGCGGTCATTCGTGCTGTCAAGACGCAAGTCGTATTAACAGCTTTCCCTGCGGATTGGGGACCGCATTCAGATACAAATAGGGTTGCGGATATCAGTGAAGGCTTGATGTTCGATTTGGGGATCACGACTGATGATGAAGTAGAGGTAGCATTAATGAGCGAGCTGCGTCCTGCCGTGATAAAAGGACCGCTGGTTTGAAATTAGGTGTTGTGCAAATCGCGTTTCTGATAATCGGGATCGTCATCGCCGTTTCAATCGGCGTACGTCTTTCTGGTTACGGTAACTGCTGCTGACACCAACGTAGTCGGCTTTGGCACCGACAGGAGGCAGTCCCTCCGGCTGTCTCCCTCTTTCCTTCCTACCCGACTGGCCGCTGTGGGCACCCCTCGCAGCGGCCTTTTTTATTTGCGTGCGCCGTAATCGGGACACGGCAACGCATGCCGATAAGATGGTGGATGCGGCGGACCTGGATGCGCCTCTTGTGGATCGGTGCCAAGGCTCGGTGGTCGTCGTACTTGCACCCGTGCCAGCTTCATGCGTTTGCGCGTTGCCCAGCTCTTGCGTGACGTAGCGCTATGGTTTCGTTTTTTCTGCACGTTGAATATCCCTGATTAGAACGTGTCTGCCATCGCTGGCAACACAACCGAGTTCATTGTTGTTTCGTATAAATCCGCCTACGTAACCACGCGGCTTACAGAATTCTGTAGTTTTATATCTGTCTGTCTGCAGTGCATAAAAATAAAACCAGCAGCCACCGGCAATTAATAATGCCGTGAGGATGCTGGTTGTGATAACGTCTTCTTTATTCATGAAAAGAAACCCGCACGAAGGTTGTGGCGCTTTGGTAAGTGGGAGTGTAGAAGTCTCCAACAGACTTTAGCTCCTCCGTGCGGGTCCATAACGGCCGTTAGGCCGCTATTAGTTTTTGATCCCAAGCGGATTTATATTTCCGCTTGCGATTGCGCATCGCGAGATACGCTCCACCGATTGCACTGGCAAAACCCCAGATCGCTCCAGGGATCGGTGTCTCAGCAAACGTGCTGAGGTTGCCGCCGTAGCCAGCATCGACACCTGCGTTGCCGGTGATCAGCAAATAATAGCTGCCACCAGAGAGTACCGCTGAACCGCCAAACACTTGACAGTTCGGGATACCAACGCATGCCGCTGCTAGTTCAGGACCGAGTACAACGAAGTCGTCACCACCACCGGGTACGCCGTTGGGTCCGTCATTCACTACCGCACCTTGAAAGTTGGTAATGAATTGCGGGTCGCCAGACGCAAACGTATTGGTAGCAAACGCAATGGTCAGGACCTGCGCACCGACAAGATCAAACGTGTAGATGTCGGCAAACAATCCTGAACCTCCTGCTCCAGTACCGGGATTGGTATTGGAGAAGGCACCGGCTCCAGACGTGGGGTTAGTCCCCAAGCTGGAGACGGTATCGGCCATCGCACCCGCCGACATGGCGAGTACGGTAGCCGCAGCAAGCAGTAGTTTCTTCATCAAACACTCCTTGCAAGGTTGCCTCTAGGCCGCAACGATCGCTGCAGCCTTCTTACGCCTACGCAGCAGCAACGCGCCACCGCCTAGAGCGCTACCAAACAGCCAGACGGCTGCTGGAAGCGGTGTCTCACCCGGTGGAGAGCTGAACGGTGTCCCGTTCGGTCCGAGTGGAATGGTCTCAGAAACAAGACTGAAGTTATTCTGATTACCGGCCCAGTCGATCTTGAACGCGGGGTCCCACGCGAGGAAATTTCCCGAAGCCAAGTTCAACGTGAAGTCGATGTCGATAACTGTACCGGAAGCAAGTGCAGGTGTACCAGCGACACCAGTATTTCCGAAACAGAAGAACCCACCACCATTGCTGCAGCCACCGGAATTCAATCCAGTACTTTGAAAGGTCGCACCAACAAGCGTGGTGCTGCCTGACGAAATAGTGGGAAGGTTCGGTGTACTAAAAGCAAAGGCGTTGATGCCGCTGCGTCCAAGTCTCGTGTCGGTACCAACAACATTGATGCCGGTGATTTCAACTTGGAACGTAGCGGACGTCGAGTTAAGAGCGCCACCAATAATTGAGAAATTATAAGTGAGCCCTTCGGTTGCAAGGTCCGGTCCAAGCGTCGCAGCTTGTGCCGTCCCTATCCCCACTGACAGCGAAAGTGCTGCCAGCATTCCAACCAGTTTCTTCATTAGTTCTCCTAGGATGAAGGTAATTTAATTACGGCTTACCCTCGTTCTCCGTTGCCACAGTGAAGGAGATGCGTTGCCGCCACGGAATAAACGGTGGAGGCTCCACATCAAAGTCAAAAATTTCCGGCCAACCTGTCATGGGTTGTGGCCGCAGCATCGCGTCGTCAGTGCCGCCTCCATGCATAAGTGAAGGGTACGCGATCGATGGATTACTTTCTGGCATGTCGATCGAAGGCGCGTGCGGCTCCGGTGCAGGTTGCGGTGCTGCCGGATGCCGTACCGCAAGTCGTCCCGAGTGGTTATCCCAGCAGTGGCCAGCACCATGCCAGTAGAGCCATTGACGCGGGTACTTGGCTGCGGCTTGTGCCTTCGTCATGCACGCTGGGTCAACGTCCGCCCCGAATGCAATATCGATTGCCAGCCACACCCCGATGATTGTTATCAACGCAACAAGGATGCCAACGATTATCCATGTCAGGCGATCGCGTCCCATCGGATAATTCCCCTCTTGGTAGCAGATGCAATCCTTTGGCCATGTCCCGCGCAAGTGTGTCGGGCACGGCGTTCCAGGCGGCAGTCCCATGCACGGTCTGCGGATCACGTCAGGAGGCTCCATGCTCAGGCTCGGTGATTGCGTTGCGGATGACCAGCACGATATTGGTCAGTGTCGTTTCCAATTCAGCGGTGCGTCGTACCGCTTCGTCACGCTGTGCCATGTGCGTGTTGACGCGGTTTTCCATTTCCAGTTTGGTCGAGAGGTACGTACTCTCCATCATGTTGACGACGCCTTTGAGCGCGTCCAGCTGCACGGTCAACGCCTCGATTTTCATGGTGGCGTCGCGCAACTTATTTTCGAGTGCGTCGCGTTCTGCCGCGACTGCCTGATAGGCGGCATTCCCGGCCTCTACGATTTTCTGCCGATGTTCTGGCAAGGTCTCGCCTCCATTATTTTTTGGCGTACGTATTGCGGTGTTCATTAGCCCCTCCGTTGTTTAAGTTTGCTTTCCAGATTTAACGACTCGTACTTACGATCCCCATGAACCTCCATCAGTTTTATTAACAGCGGATCTTCAGAAGGAATGACGTGCGGATTGTCACCGCTGTCAAATCCGTACCTATGTCCTGCGTTCATTGATCTTCCTCGCCATTGCCATCATGACTGCTGCTACGTAATATTCTTCGATTTGCTTGGATGGCCAACCGGCAACAACTAGCCGGGTGATCACAGCAGTGGTGTCGATTAAATCAGTATCGGTATCACATAACGTATTCGCCATGCCGCGAATGATTGGCGGAGAAGAGTTTGGTACTTGAGCTGACGCGGTACCTGCAGCCGTATCCCTCATCGGGTCTTCTCCATAAGGTGAGCACGAATGATTTGAAACGGGGTTAAAGGTTCTCCCGGTAGCGCGTCGTTGAACGGCGGCAGATCGGCTTTTTCATTAAGTACAATCAGCCGTGCATCGATTAGGTGCAGCACTAGAAAGCGAATGTCCGGGGGTGCGGAGAGCCACGGACCTTTGCGGATTATATTGATCAATCGCTTTTCGTGTTCGAGCGACATTTTATTAAGTGCGTTGATAAGCGATTGAATATCTTTTTGATACGGACCTTCCAATTCGGCGTGCAGGACTTCGTTACGCCACTTTTTCCAGAGCCGCAGTAGT